AAATCACATTAGCGTTGAGCAGACTACGCCCAAAGGCTGAATGGTCATTAAATGGAGATGATTATGCCAATTTGGAATGGTTAGACAAAAAGCAAAAAATGCCAACATGGGCCGAGGTTGAAGCTGAAATTAACAACCCAACGCCTGATCCATCGATTGCATTGAAGGCTGAATTGCTTACTCGTTTAGGCATCAGCGAAAATGAATCGAAGCTTTTGCTGTCATGACATTTCCACAAGGCACATTGCCGCGTTTGATTCAAGTCGCACTTGCCGAGGTAGGTACGGCTGAAACGGGCAACAATGAGACAAAGTATGGCAAGCACATGAAGGCAGATAAACTGCCGTGGTGTGGGTCATTTCTTAATTGGTGTGCCGATCAAGCCGATGTCGATGTGCCAAATGTGGTCAGTACCCGGGCCGGAGCTGAAGCTTTCAAGAAAATGAAGCAATGGCACACAACACCAAAGATTGGTGATTTTGTCTTTTTTGATTTTATTATTGATGACAAAACAACCATTAATCATGTTGGCTTGGTCATCCGGGTATCAGACAAACAGATTGTGACGATTGAAGGCAACACATCAGGAGCCGGAGATCAACGCAATGGCGGAGAAGTCATGGTTAAATCAAGAACTTTGGGAGCAAGGTCATTTGTGGTCGGTTATGGCCGACCAACTTATGGCGCGTTTTCGGGTGATTTGCCCGATCGACCAAAAGGAGAGAAATAATGGATCAATTCAAAGCAATGGCGGCTTCATGGGGTCGCTCTTACATCGCAGCTGCATTGGCTGTTTACATGGCCGGTGGAGACATTCAAGCAATGGCAATGGGCGGCGTTGCAGCTGTCGTGCCCGTCATTTTGCGCTGGCTCAATCCAGCTGACAAAGCCTTTGGATCAACTGGCAAATGATTTCAAAACTACACGCGGCAGGATTAGCTGTAATCCTTACGCTAAGCCTTGCCGGGTGTGGTTATCAAGGTTGGGTGCGCTACCCATGCCAATTGTACGAAAATTGGGAAAAACCAGAGTGCATGAAACCACAATGTAAAGTTACTGGAACCTGTACGGAGGATTTGATAAACGATGGCATCAAAAAATAAAGACAGGTTAAGCCAAGAGGACATCAAAGCTCGTTTGATGTTTCTTATTGGCGCGGTTTTGTCATTTGTGTTTTTAATTGTAACTCTAGGCATAACCTATGCATTGATCTTTGTGACTCAACCAATTGGCGGCCAAGCTCCCAATGATGCGGCTTTTATTGATTTACTCAAAACATTGGCAATTTTTCTCACCGGGTCATTAGGTGGCGTTTTAGCTTCAAATGGCTTAAAAGACAAAAACAAATCAGAGTACGAAAAAAACATTGAAAGGCGTTTATCCGGTAGCGACACGCCATGATTTAGGCGCAATTGTTGAATTTGTCGGTTTTGCCTGTCACTCTTTGTTTGGGAGCAGATCAGCTGTTCCCAGAATCGGGAGCAACAAAATGAATGAAGCATCAATTGTGATTGTCATGCTGGTGGCCGGGGCCTTATGGTCTGTAATGGCTTATTCGGTGGGATTTAAAGAAGGCGAGCGACAAGGCTACACACGCGGCCGAGCTGTGGCACGCCACGCGGTTTCAGCTGATCGGAAGGTCTGGTGATGGCCGCATTTATGGATGGCTATGAAGGCAACAAAGAGCGCACGGATCGATGGATTGCCACATTTCCGCAAGGTAGGCTGGAAGCTCACATCATTGAATTTAACGCCGAAAAAGGCTATGTGCTAGTCCAAGCAAAAGCATGGCGCAATCAGACTGAGATTGATCCAGCTGGTATTGATTATGCCTACGGCTATCTTGCGGCTTACCCGGACAAAATGAAGCGATGGATGGTTGAGGATTCTTGCACATCAGCTTTGATGCGCGTTATGGCCTTGGTTATGGGCAACACCGATAAGGCCACAAAAGAGGTCATGGCAACAATTAAGACACCGGCAGCTGATTATGACTATTGGACAACCAAGCATGGCGATGTGCCGAGCTACAAAACATCGGCCGAAGCTGAGGAATCTGGAATACCATCATTTGGATCATCAGATGATTCTGCATGGTCAGCTGATGCCACACCATCGTGCGTGCATGGGGCAATGCGTTGGAACCAAAGCAAGCCAGATGCATCAAAGCCGTGGGCCGGTTACTTTTGCAGCGAAAAGATCAAGGAAAAGCAATGCCGACCAAATTGGTATGTAATGACAAGCGATGGCACTTTTAAGCCGCAGGTGTGATGATGAGCGACTTTGTAGAGATTATCTATCCTCAACAGATGATGGCCAGATTGATGTGCAACGGCGAAGTCGTTGAGGAATACAAAATTGAGCAATGCGACAAATGCTCACAGCTGAGGCGATTGGATCACTTTGGCTACCAAAAAGGCTATGACAAGCAAGAAAACATCATTTGGTTTTGTGGTGATTGCCGATGATAGATCGCATTGAGGAAGTCCAATGCATGATTGCAGCAATTCAACATTGCCATGATCGGTCAGCTGATCACAGCTCACGCATTGTCAAAAACCTTTCATGGTTTGAGTATGTGGCACAAATGGGCGAATCAATGCTGGCCGAGTTTGTAGTGGCCAAAAAACTAGGTTATGAGTACACACCGGGCATCACATGGGATAAGTCAAAAGCCGATGTGGGGGATCACATTGAGGTCAAATGGTCAGCCAATCCAGCATCCAATTTGTGGATTCAGGAATCAGATCGCCATGATCGAGACATTGCCGTGTTAGTTACAGGCAGCTCACCAAAAATGCACATCGTAGGTTGGATGCCTGTGGCTATTGCTAAGAAGCCGCGTTATCGAAACGCATCACAAAACAATTGGAGCGTGCCACAAATCAACCTGCAACCAATTGAGACATTACAAAGGAGCAATTATGCACATCCTGCAATTTGATTGTTCAATTTGTGCAAAACTCTATGGAAAGCCAAAGCAACGACATGGCCTTAAGAAAGGTGCAGAATTGACACAGCATGAATGGTTTGCACAATGCATGAGCTGTGGCACATTTGGCATCAAGATTGTTGATGACGCAAAGATTGCAGAGTTAAGCCAATGAGAAAGTTATCCACAGCCTTTATGCACAGGTGTGTGAAACCTGTGGGACTCGCTCAAGATTACGCTCGGTTATTGACAGCCTTGCTACCATCAACACTCGTTGGCGAGCCGGTTCACCGGATAGCTCGCAGACGATGTTTGGTGGTTTTGGCCGTGCTTTGTGTCATGGGTATGACACCGGCTTATGCAACAAAAGATGTAAAACAAACAACATCAATTGATTCATTGAAACTCTATGCTCATTCAAGAATTGTTAATTACAAAGAGTTTCAATGCTTTAATACATTGATTACAAAAGAAAGTAATTGGCGTGTTGAGGCAATCAATCCCAATGGCAATCACTTTGGGTTGGGCCAGATGCGTAACAGTAAGTATCAAAACCTAGATGGCTATCGCATGATTGACTGGACATTGCGTTACATCGATCATCGCTATTCTGGCAAGATCTGCAATGGTGCATTGGCACATTGGCGAAAGCATGGGTGGCATTGATGTCAAGGAATTGGACAGGTGGCAGCACAGCTCGATGGCGTAAGATCAGAGAGATGGTGTTAAAGCGTGATGGCTGTTGTCAGCAATGTGGCCAAACAGAAGGCCAGATGCACATTGATCATGTCATTCCAAAGCGATTAAACGGCACCGATGAATTGTGGAATTTGAGGCAATTGTGTCAAAAGTGCAATTTACTCAAAGGAGGTCGTTTTTTTGAAACGGAAACGACACCCCCGACTCTCCATGGCCTCTTTGTACCCCAAAACGAGTCGATAAGTCATGATTAGTGATGATCAGGTCATCATTGGTACCCATGAGGCTGAAACAGGCTCAGATCGGCTCACATCGGTTTTTTTGCCGGTAACAGCTCCACGAATCCACTCACCGCTCAATGATTTGCCTTCACGCGGCTTTGAATTGATTGATTTCGCTGACCAGATCATTTCTGGCGGCTTTATGCCATGGCAAAAGTGGCTGGCCGAGCACAGCTTGAAAATCAAGAGTGATGGCCGATACTTTCATCCTGTAACTGTCGCATCGGTAGCCCGGCAAAATGGCAAGAGCACTTACATGATGGCCAGAATCATGATGGGTCTTTTCCATTGGGATGAATCCTTGCAAGTTTCCACAGCTCACAGATTGGTCACATCGCTGGAGCAATTTCGGGCCATTGTGCAGATCATTGAGGAAAATGCCGATCTGGCCAATCAAGTGAAGCGAATCCGCTGGCAACATGGAGCTGAGGAAATTCAAACCATCAAAGGCAATCGATTTATCATCAAGGCTGGAGGTTCGGCAGCTCGTGGATTGTCAAAACCCGAAACCATCCACATGGATGAGATCCGGGAATTGCATGACATGGAAACATTTGCGGCAATGCGGTACACATTGATGGCCGCAAAAAATCCACAGGTCAATTGCTTTTCCTCAGCTGGTGACTCGCACTCAATGGTTTTAAACCAATTGCGTGAAAGAGGATTGGCCGCAGCTAGTGGGGCCAGCGATGATGTGGGCTATTTTGAGTGGTCAGCACCTACCGATGAAATTTCATTGGAAAACGCGGCTTTTGCTAATCCCGGCCTCAACATCACAATTCACCCAGACAACATCCGAGCTGTTTTCAATGATCCTCCCGATGTTGTGATGACCGAGGTTTTGAACAGATGGGTTCAAACAATTTCCAGCGTGGTGGGAGCCAAAGAGTGGCAAGAGTGTGGCGATGAATCAATTGATCTTGATCCAGACAAGCTCACATGGATGGCCATTGACATTTCACCGGATCGCAAAAATGCTGCATTGGTGGCCGCACAAAAGCTCGGGTCGGAATCCTTTGTTGTAAAGCTGTTGCACACATGGGAAAACACAATCCAGCTTGATGATCGAGCAATTGCCAATGATGCTGCCTCATACTGTCGCAAATACCCAATTGAGTATTTGCTTTATTCAAGGCGCACATCGGGCGCGGTTGCAGCTCGTATGCAGCCGGCCGGTATTCCAATCCATGACATGGATGCCGATTATCCTCAAGCTTGTGATGAATTGTTGGGAGCAATCAATTCCGGGCGTTTGAAACATCGCAATCAATTAAAGCTGACAGAGCAGATTCTTTCAGCTGTGCAATTGCGTAGAGGCGATGGCGGATGGGTTATAGGAAGGCGCGCGAGCGGTACGGCCGTGGCCGCTGCCGTAGCATCAGCACTCGTGACACACTTTGCGACACGCCCAGAAACCGAAATCGACATTTTAGTGGGTTGATGCTTGACATTTTGAGAAAATCCTCCCATGGGATTATTTGATCGAAAGCGCACCATTGAAACTGTCGCGGTAACGCGCGGTGCTGATGTAGCTGCACAACTTGGGCCAGCTCCAACGCTGGATGCATTTTTCCCATTTGGTGGAGCCGATTACATTGCAAGCCGTGAGGAAGCAATGAGTGTGCCGGCAATTGCTCGCGCACGAAACATGATTTGCAATTCAATTGCCACGATTCCAATGATTACCCGTGATAAAGATACGGGCCAAATTGTTGATCAACCTGTTGTGATTTCCGATCCGGATAAACGGGTACCAGGAGCAGCATCATGGGTGTGGGCTTGTGAGGATTTGTTATTTACCGGATTCTCTTATTTCCAAATCATTGATTTGTTTGCAGACACAGGCCGTGTCCGCCAAATGTGGCGCGTTGCACCCAATCGCGTTGGCGTTTTCTTAAATTCAATTGGCACGCAGATTGAGTATTACACAGTAGATGGATCTCGTGTGCCAATGTCTGGTGTTGGATCACTAGTGGTGTTTTACGGCAACGATGAAGGATTACTGAATCGCGCAGGTCGCACAATCCGTGCAGGTGCAGAGCTTGAAAGAGCTGCCGCAATGTATGCACGCGAACCGGTGCCATCAATGGTTTTGAAATCAAATGGCACAGCATTGCCAGCTGATCGAATTGCAAAATTGCTTGATGCATGGGGCGCAGCTCGTAGAAATCGCGGCACAGCGTTTCTCAATGCCGATGTTGAATTGACAACAGTTGGATTTACACCGGAGCAAATTGGTTTGAACGCTGCACGCGAAATCATTGCCACCGAACTAGCAAGAGCCGTGGGAATTCCGGCTTACTTTATTGACGCGCCTACTGGCTCATCCATGACCTATGCAAACGCCCAAACAGCGCGTCAAACTCTTTTGGATTTCTCATTGCTGCCGCTGATGAATTCCATTTCATCAAGGTTATCCATGCCAGATTTTACGCCTAGCACACAGCGCGTGGAATTTGATTTGAAGGCGTATTTGCGCGGATCAGAAAAAGAGCGTGCAGACATTTACAAGATTTTGTTTGACATCGGGGCGATCACCACCGATGAAATTAGACAGATGGAGGACATGATCTCATGAAGCTAACAACACCAATGCAAATCACGGCAGCTGATTCCGATGCACGCACAATTAGCGGTCGCATCGTTGCTTTTAATGAGCACGCAAACGCATCAACTGGCAAAGTTGTTTTTGCTCGTGGATCAATTCAGCCAAATGATGTTTTCTTAAATCTTGAACATGACAACACACGCAGAATCGGCCGCAGCGTTGCAATGTCAGTAAATGACAAGGAAATGACAGCGACTTTCAAAATTGCTAACACAACAGCCGGCACCGATGCACTCACCGAGGCGATGGAAGGCCTGCGCGATGGGTTTTCAATTGAGTTGGCTGTGGACAATTACGAAATGCAAAAGGATGGCACAATGAAAGTGCTCAATGGACAGCTCACAGCTGTCGCTTTGGTTACTGAACCAGCCGTGCGATCTGCACGCGTTTCTGAGGTAGCCGCATCAGAGGATTCTGAAACTGAAACAGTTACAGAGACAACAAACCCAAATGAAGGAGACAAGATGGACAACACTACCGAACCAGTAGCTCCTGCCGTTGAACCGGTAGCAGCTCCAGAAGTCGCACCTGTACAAGCATCACGCCCGGCTTACTACACAGCACCACGCTCACCAATCGTGGACAAGGTTTCATACCTTGAGCACTATCTACGCGCGAGCGTTTTGCACGATGAGGATTCACGCCAGTATGTGAAGGCAGCTGATAACACAACATCAACAGCACCCGGCATGATTCCAACACCACAAAGCACACAGGTTATCAATGCA